GAATCTCTCTGGGTGGTTCCGCATCTCTTTCTCTCGAACAGAATCGAGATTAACTTTAAACTTATGTTCGGGTAACGCCTCTTCATAAAACTTCTCCATGAACTCACGACCAGCCTTTTCCAACTCATCTCCTACGCCATGCACTAGCACTGCATAGGATAGGTAAGAGAACACACGATCATGACAACCATGCCCACCAGTCATAGGGATTTTATTGCTATCAAATTGCTTCGCGTAATCTTCAGTCTCTTTCCAGATGTCTCGCCTCGTGTCACCTTCCATAGCCAGTGACGAAAGATCAATCGATTCAAGTCCAAGAAACTCAGAGGTCACTGAGTCAACAGATGCTTGGGGTTTGATGTAATCCTTAAAGGTAGGCATGTCCTCATGCAAGTCCAAACCTTCTGGGATTGACCACGAGTAGTTGCTGGATGGTGGAGCCTTAACATAGCTTCCATCTCCACGAAAATCTAATCCATTGCAATCGATCCAGTGCTTGCCGCTGTTAACGCCTGACCTTGGGCCACGGATAACACCATCCATTGGGTGAGCAAAATAGTAATGCCATCCCCGTTTAGTCTTCACTTGTATGGGGGAGATGTAACCCTCAAGTTCTGCACGTTCAACTGACTCTTCATTGTCTGCATCAACAACACACAACCCTGAGATTGCACCAGTGATTACCCCAACGTCTGCGTCAGGCCACATTTCCCACCAGCTCTCTAAATCGTCAGTTGTTGGGTGCTCTTTCTGATACTTCTTCCACTTAACTAATGGGTGTTTCTCGCTTGAAGACAATGGAATAATCGACCAGCCTGATTCCAGATACTCCAACGCTTTATCTAAATTTCCTTTGCTCATACTTCTAGTCCTTGTGATACGTCTTCAGCGTATTCTTTTCTTTTGTTGTTAACTCTCTGTCAATTGTCCTTGGGGCAAGTCCTCTCTTTATATGACCAGTCCTAGCGATAACCTCCTTCACTTCTATGGGTTCAAAATAAAAGTCCAGCTCGATGTCGGGGAACGCAGTCTTAATATCCTCAAGTAATTTCGAGCTAACACTGTCTGTATTTATCCATCTATAGAAGGAGGTTCGAGGGTGGCCTGTGTATCTCGCCATGGCACTTGGGCCACCAAGGTCTCGGAACAACCTGTTTATGTTTAGTCGATATTGAACTGACATCTTATTTTTCCCTTGTTTAAAAAATGTATTGATTTCGGAACAATTGTGACATATCATCTTCATGATTACAAACATCATTCAAATGATACAAAGAAAAACAGGGGAGATATATATGGGAATGTTTGATCCATCAAGCAATGACTCTGCATTAACAGTATGCAAAACAGAAATTGAAAACGAAGACGTACTTGAGCGTATCCAAGAGCATGCTCTTGATGTTGTCCTTTTACAGCAACGCTATAAAGCTGCCAAAGAAGCGTTAGATGCAGCAACAGAGGGGTTGGCTATGTCATTACCCCCTGCTATGAGAGAAGTTGGTGAGCACTCTGTTAAGACCGAGCAGCTATTAGTACAGACCACAGTCTCTGAGAAGATGACATGGGATCAGGATATTATGGCTGACCTCTATCAGGGGCCAGACAATTTACCTGAGTGCATGAACGTCAAATTTGCGGTCACCAAGACACGCTACGAAAAAGCATCACAAGCAGATCGAGAAAGATTGGCTCATGCGCTTACTCGTTCAGCCGCTAAACCTAAATTTAAAATTGAGGCCATCTAAAATGTTTAAAGTTTTAAGCACCACCGATGCCAATGTTCACTTCGAGAAGACTCTCTTATGTGCTCATCATGGATTCGGAAAAACAACTCAAGCTATTCACGTTCAACGTGAGTACGGCAAGACCTTAATCATCTCCTTGGAGGGTGGCTTAAAATCTTTGTCGCTCGTATCCATTGATGTGATACCTGTCACCAGTTGGGATGGTGACCATGACCCAGACAAAGGCGTGTTCTCCTTTCGCGGAACTATGTCGATGATCACCAGCGAAGAGTTCAAAGCGATGGGATACAAGGCGATCTTCATTGATTCAGTAACGGAGCTGTCAGATCAGCTCATGTCTTTCTTAGAAGAAAAGCATAAAGATAACAAGAACACGTTTGATAAGTGGGGTGATAACTCTCGCTTGATGATTGCTGCTTTGAAGTGGATGCGAGATTTAGACATGCACGTTGTGTGTACCTGTCTCCTAGCCGAGGAGGAGGATGACAATGGACAGACTACCTACTGGCCCATGGTCAAGGGTGGCAAGGTGAGTAAGCAAATCCCTGCATTGTTTGACCATGTGTTCTGTGGCAAGCGAAAGACTGCGGAGGTTGATGGAGAGTTAAAGGTGACTCGGTACTTGGTTACTGATCAAGTCCAAGGACATTACGCCAAAGCGCGTGATCCACGGAGGCGTTTACTGCCAGTGGAGAAATGCGATGACATCACTGTGTTGTTTGCAAAGATGCAGATGGACGATGAGCAGTGGGCAAAACATACAGGCAATATTAATAAACTGGCAAGCACTAACGCTGCCACAACGGAGAAGTAAACTTATGAGCGATTGGAATGGTTTAGCAGGAATAGATTTATCAGGTATCGAAGCTGACAAGGGTGGCTCAACCCTAGCTGCTGGTGCTCACATTTGTCGTATAGCAGATGCTGAGATCAAGAAGACTAAGAATGGCAAGGGCCATCGTTTGGCTGTAACCCTCACATCTATGGATGGGTCAGGTCAGGTCATCGACTATATGAACATTCACAACGCTTCTGCTGAAGCGCAGGAGATTGGTCAGCGTAGGCTGAAGACTATGTTAGTCAAGGCAGGTTACACCCACTCAACGCCAGACGTTGTGAAGATGAAAGGTCTGACAGTTGGAGTGCATGTTATTCAAGGTGCTGACTGGCAAGATCAGACAGGTGAGCGCAGAAAAGGTGGTGGTGAGCCACGCCAAAACAATCCGTACTTTGCTGCTGGGGATCAACCAGCCGCTGCTCCAGTGGGTGCAACAAGCACTGCATCTAACAAGGATAGCTTCGATGACGACATCCCCTTCTAAGTCTTAGCCAGATAATTAAGCCCCTTCATTGGGGCTTTTTTGGTAATAGAATAAAGAGGATAAGAGTATGGAAAGGTTTGACGGAAGTGACTATAGGCCAGAGCGAGATGATGAAAGGCTGGACAAGCAAATAGATCGGGTGAAACTCGCCACGCGAGACGGCATTCCAAAAACACTGGCTGCGATTGCTAGAGAGTGTGGTGATCCCGAAGCTAGCGTGAGCGCACAACTCAGGCATCTCCGCAAGGATAGGCATGGTGCTCACACTGTTGATAAGATTTACTTCTCCCAAGGAATTTACTTATACAAGGTGACTCTTAATGACAGATCAATCGCCAGCACTTAATGTTATCACACTGATAGATAATGCTTATGACCTAGAGACGGAGAGCAAGTCTCGCAAGTACATTGGAGCCAGTGGAGTAGGCAATCCATGTGACGCTAACCTAGCGTTTTCATTGAGAGGATTCCCCAACACTGAGCCTCCAGCATTTCTCAAGCGCATCTTTGCGATGGGTCACATGATCGAAGAAGTTGTTGTCGCTGATCTGAAGAAAGTAAAAGGTGCAGTAGTCATAGAGAATGATCCAGCCACTGGAGAACAGTGGTCGTATCAGGAGTTGGGTGGGCATATTAGTTCGCACACTGATGGCATGATTGAACTAGATGGCAAGCGATACATACTCGAAATCAAATCCATGAACAACACGAGCTTCCAAAAGTTTCTGAACAAGGGCGTGAAGATTTCACATCACAGTTACTACTGCCAGTTGATGATGTACATGGCATTGGCAGATATGAAAGAAGCATTCTTCATTGCGTACAACAAGGACAAGTCTCGCTATCATGCGGAGATTGTGGAGTTCGATCAGCTTGAGTGGAGCTATCTGAAACATCGGATAGTGACTGTGCTAGAAGGTAATGCTGCCAAGATCAGTGTTGATATAACTGATTGGAGGTGTCGAGGATGTTTCAAGCGAGATGTTTGCTGGAGTGATATGCCAGTACCAGTTGAGGCATCAAGCTGTCAGTTCTCCAAGCCCGTAAAGGATGGCACATGGTTGTGTGATAGCTGCGGAGGAACTAATGGCTGCGATGATCCTAGCAAGTATATGAGGTATCATCCACAGCCACGAGAGTAACTAAGTCGCTTTGGTTGTCGTCTTAGAACGATCTCCAAACCACCACGCGAAGCACATGGATGTGATTGCGATAACCTGTGAAGACAACTCCTGCTGAGTTAGCGTATCAAATGTTGCAGCTATATATGCTGTTAAACACACCATCATCAGAGTCAGTAATGGCCTGACCAAACGAAGCACATTGTTCACCCACACGCTGGTCTCTCCAACACTATTAGCATGTTGATACGAAGCAACTCGAACTGATTCATCAGCCGCGACATTAACAATAGCCTGTTCACTCTCTAACTCATCCTTCCTAGCAGCAAGCTGTCGATCAAGCAAAGACTTCTC